TGCCAAAGTATTTGCAGCCGATAAATACATTCCATTTGTTGGAACTGTTGAACTGCTTGGAATAAAAGCAGTAGCAGTAGCAGTTGAACTAAACGTAGCAGCACCAGTAGTTGATAAAGTAAGTACCGTAGTGGAATTTGTTCTTAAATTTAAAGGGTGATTTGTATTTGTACCTAAATATCCTGCAGTATTATCAGATTGAACAACAGTTGAAACAGTGCCTAAACTTGAAAGTGCATTAAATAAGGTTTGTGATTGAACATTTCCACTAAACGTAGCACTTGTTCCACTCAATGCGCCAGTAAGTGTACCACCCGATAAAGGTAAATAATTAGATATAGGAACAGTTAAAGTAGTTCCATCAAAAGACAATCCACTACCAATAGCTATTTTAGTTAAAACACCAGAATTATTAGCACCAATTATAACATTACCAGAACCACCATAAAATGGAGTTGTTATTTGACCTCTATTTGTGTTAACTCTTACTTTAAAGGCTACTGTACTTGCGTCATTATCAAAAATATTAAAATCATCGTTTCCATCTATACCCAACCAAGTTGCATAAGCATTTACATTTCTAATTAATGCAAATGATGGAGATGCTGCAGCTTGTTTATTTATTATTTGTGATGATTCAAGACTTGAAAAACTTGCACTTGTACCACTTAAAGCACCTAAAGATGTACTACCAGTTACGCTTAAAGCATTACCGCTACCACTTGTTTTATTTATTACTAATGCTTCTCCATTACCACCTTTAGTAATTGTTGTAGCTACACCGCTTCCGCTTGTATGATTAATTGCAAATGTACCACCACCACCACTTGAAGTAAAGCTACCAGTAGTGCCAGTTAAACCACCAAACAATGTCATATTTGCACTACCACCAGCACCAAAATCAGCTACTTGAGTACCACTATTTGCATTGATACTTAATCCAGCACTTGTTGCAGCTTTTACTTGTGGAGTAGTTAAAATTCCACTAAAAGTTCCAGTAGTTCCACTTAATCCACCAGTCAATGTACCACCAGTCAAATTAAGTTTACTATTTAATTGAGTTTGAATAGCACTTGTAACACCGCTTAAATATCCTAATTCTGTATCTGTTGTAGCAGAAGAAACCAATTTACCACTTGCATTTGAGGCCACTGCTCTTGATGCAGTTAAATCAGCAGTTAATACTGTTGAAATTGCACCAGTTAAATAAGCAGCTACTCTACCAGTAGTAAAGTATTGATTAGAACCTTCAGCAACATTTGAAGTTGTTAATACTACTGTTCCAGCTTGTCCGTTTACGGTTGTTACTGGGAAAGTAATGTTTGTATTAGAAGCACTTGTGATTCTACCTTTGCTATCTATAGCGATTGTAGGAACAGCAGTAGAAGTTCCGTATGTTGTAGCAGTAACTCCAGTGTTAGCTAAAGTTAAAGCAGATGATACGTTTGCACTACCATCAAAACTTACTGACCATACACCATCTCCACTTGCAGCTATTGTTCTTGCAGTAGATAACTGATTAGCAGCGTTTGCTGTACCAGCTAAGTTACCATCTACGTTAGCAACTAAAGTTGCAACTGTATAACCAGTTCCAGTAGTGTTAACTACGTTTGTAGGCTCATCTACTAAACCAGTAAATATCTTAAACTTACCAGCATCAGAAGCATCTCTAAACAAACCAGTAAACTCTACTCTTTCTTGTACTGAGTCATAGTATCTACCATAATATCCGATGTCAACCGCATCTGTTGTGTTGTTAGTGTTAGCTACTTCAAACAATGGGTCTTTAGAAGATATTGATTCTGTGTTTACATAAGTTGCAGTACCATTGATAGTTAAGTTACCGCTTACAACTAAGTTGTTCGGCATTGTAACATCGTTAGTAAATCCTATTGTTGTAGTGTTACCTACAGTTGTAGCTGCAATTTGATTTGCAGTTCCGTTTATTGTTGTTATACCTTGGTCAGTCCAAGTTGCTGTTATTACGTTAGCATCTTGTTGAGTTAGGCTTAAAGTCTTAGTTGATGTACCAGTTACTGCAGCAGATACGATAGAACGATTGTAAGCTATATCGTATTGACCTAATTTAACCGTAGTAGGAATCGCATAACCAGCAGTTAAGCTAAATATACCACTATTGTTAGCGTAAGTTAAACCAGTCGCAGATGATGATAATGCAAGTCTTGCACGAGCATCTGTGTAATATAAGTTTGTGCCTTCTGCTAAGTCTGTAGTAGTCTTTGCAGCTAAAGCACTATTAAATCTTGCTTGTGTATAGTAAAGATTTGTACCCTCTGCTAAGTTTGTAGTAGTCTTATTACTAAAAGCAGTATCAAATCTTGCTTGACTGTAATATAGGTTAGTTCCTTCTGCGATGTTTGTTGTAGTCAAGGTAATTGTACCGCCTAATGAAATTGCTTGACCATTTATAGTAATTGAGCTATTGGATAAACTTGCGTTTGGTATAGCAGCTAAGTTAAATATCCCAGTTGTGTTATCGTAAGAAAGACCAGTTCCTCCAGTTACACTTAAAGCAGTTCTTACTCTTGCGTTAGTAAAGTACAAGTTTGTACCTTCTGGTAAGTTAGTAGTTGTTTTAGTTGCAAAGTTAGTTGCAAAGTTTGCGTTACCTCTTGCTTCTGTAAAATAAAGATTCGTTCCTTCTGCCAAGTTCGTTGTGCTCTTAGCAGCGAAAGCTGAATCAAATCTACCTTGAGTATAGTATAAATTGCTACCTTCTGGTACAACGCTTGTAGTTCCAGTAAAGTTACCGGTTAATGAGGCTGCACCATCATTATAAGTCCAAGTGATACCAGTACCATTTCTAATTAAAGCGGCAACTGTATCATCAATTAATTCTTTAATCTCTATGCCACCTCCAGTAATAATCAAATCACCAGTTATAGTTAAGTTACCATTAATAGTTGCTGCAGCAGTAGAAAGTAATAAAGCTGTATTTACTCCAGCACCATCTTGAACTGGCTGTAAAGTACCACTTACTCCAACATTATTAGCACCAATCTGTAATACTTGTCTATATGTATTTTTTACCGCTTTACCTTGAAGAGTAGCCATTATATTTTAATTTTTTTTATTTTACTAACCATTGTATATAGTTCTTCCGAAGCCGACAAGAATAAGAATGGTCTATGGGGCAAATTTACTAAATTTCCATTACTCCGTTTAAAACTTAATGCATAGCCCTCAAGTTGATTCATATTTAGGTTTCTATATACTGGAATTTGAAAATCATTACCAGTACCAAACTCCACAAAAGGAGAGTAATTAGACCTTCTTCCCATGTAACCTTTTGAACCAACCTTTGCTCCAGCATTCATTGTGTAAGGCGTACTATAAATTGAAGCCTTTAATTTACCTCCATTTACTTGACCTAATGGTGCTCTTGCCCTTGCTTTACTTTCTATAGCTAATACAGATTCATTAATAATCTTCTGCACTTGCTGAGTAATCAAATGCGGTGCTTCCTTTAACCTTTTTGATAGGTTAGTAACACTTGCTGTTTTATTTATAGTAAATGACATTATACTGTCTCCCAAGTTTTACTAATGTTCTCCCAGAATGCTGTAATACTATCCCAAGTATCAACTCTCCTTAATGTAGCACAAGTAATTCTTAGATAGTTTTTCATATCCATTTCATCTATTACGCTGCTAATCAAGTAGATATTACCATCATAAGCTATCGTAAGGTCATTAGAAATTGATATACTTTCAGCATCTCTTATCCTAAAAACTATGCTATCTGATAAAGAATCTTTACCAGCTATGTTTGTTTTGTTTTGATTTTCCCTAAATATCTCAGCCCAACAAGTATAGTAGTCAACATCTGTTAATATTTGACCACCAGCACCATCTGACTGTTCAATCTTAGATTGGAAAGTAATCCTATTTTTAAGTCTACTTATCATTATAATATTATGCTTACTCGTTTATAAGGCTTCATTAGTTCGTATGCAGATGCTATGTTAGCATTTGGTTTGCTGTCCTCAACAGAAGATTCTCTGTAATCGTATAAATCAGCAAGTATCTTATACAAGGCTGTTTTCATAACTGGAGGAGTTGTAGCGTAACCACAAGTATAAGTAAACCTAAACTCCATGTGACTAAAAGCAGTCATATATAGCTTTTTATAGGTAGTTCCTAATACGTTGTATTGAGGTACAGTAATCTCTACCCACTCTTCGTTATCCCAGTATTCTACCTTAGAAATCGTATTGATTGGTGCGTATGGAAGTTCAATAAACTCATCCACATAAGCCACAACTTGTAAAGTACGAGCTGTCATAGCCACACCAGCATATTTCTCTAATCTAACCCTTGCAGAAGTTATCAAAGAGGTAATTAAGTCGTTATCATCATCAAAGTCAACCTTTAGATAGTTCTTAGCTTCAGACAATGTTATTGGTTCTGAAACTGGCTCTATTGTGGTTGTGACATCCCTTATAATCTGCATATACCATTATTTTTACAAAAATAACTAAAATATAGTAGACATAAAAAAGGGGCAGCTTTTGGCCACCCCTTTATATTTGAGTTAATCTAAGATTAAGCTACGTTACCGAAATCACCATATACAAACGCACCAGCGTAGTAGATAGGGAATGCGATTCTTGCCTCAACACGAACTGTAATCATGTTCTCAACAGCGTTGTTACCATCTTGGTCAAAGAATTGAACAGAGATACCATTACGTTGCATGATTTGAGCACCCATTGACCAGTCTCCTACTAAGAACTTATCAGCAGTCATTGCTGTAGACTTGAAGATAGGAATACCAGCGATAGATAATTGACCATCAGTTGTAACCACTGTAGAACCTGGTAAAGAGTACGCAGAGTTAGTGTTCTTGGTGTTTACGATAGCAGCCCAATCTGAAGGGTTAATCAAGATACCAGTTGCAGAGTAGTTACTTGCTTCAACTTGTGCAATAGCTTGTACTAATTGCTCAACGTCTACAGTTGCAGCACCAGTTGCAGCAGAAGCTACACCAGTGATACCTTGCAAGTTAACACCAGAACCAGAACCGAATAATAATTGGCTATCTTCAGCTACTAAGTATTTCTCTAACAAACGAGATTGTAAGAAAGAAGTCATAGCAGGAACGTCATCTAACATTTGGCGAGAGATTTTAACGTAACCAGCGATAACTTGTGCAGGAGCATTAACCATGCTGATATCGAAATCAACTTGAGCTTTTGCACTACCTTGAGTTTGGTTAGCAGGAGCACCTTCACCACCAGTTTCTTGAGGGAAAGTAAATAATCCTTGAGAGA